CGAGAATTTTCTAGAGCCATTACCATATCATTAACCCATGAGTCCCTCTTCCAATCTTCTCTATTGAATTCCCTTGGCTTCTTTACATTGGCAAACCTGTAATTACCAGTTGTTGCATAGCAACCTTGGCAAGCAGGTACTAGATTACCTGTACTGTCTTTAGATCCTGGGCAGGTATCCAATGCTTGAAGAGACCAAGATAGAATTCCATCTAGTTTACTTGTTTTGCTTAGTTTGATCATTTTTAAACCCTCCATTTATAGATAGAATGATACATAGATTAATAAGAATGTAAAGCTTGATAGCAATAACCCTGTATTGAATAGGCTTATTAGTTTATCTGATTGGCTCATGGTTTAGACCTTTCCTAGTTAGACGATATTACGTGTATGGTGAGCGATTAAAGCTTTACGTTGATCTTGGGATATGCCTTGGAGATCATGATCATCGTATGCTCTAGCTTCAAAGCCATTCATGCCATTAGGACACATCCATATGACATCATTAAAAGGTACGTTGAATTCATTACAGAATTGCTCAGCGTACATACGCTTAGAGAATGTAGCTACTACGATATAATTAGGGGCTTTATTCATGATGTAATACTCCTATAAATGATTTAAATTATACTGCATGCCTACACTATAACGGATAGTTTTCTAATAAGTCAACAATTATTTTACTAGGACTTTCCCTAATGTACGGATATACAGTAGGTCTATCTAGGTCTCTAGTAGGTCTCTAAAATGTCTCTAGAGCGTGGCTACTCTCCTCTTACTCTCTAGCTTCTAGAATATGCATGCTTAGTTATATAGTTAGAATCTATTGAGCATGGGGGGGGGGTTGCTGTGTTATATTTATAATCAGAACCCTCTGAAACACCTAAAAAGTAGAATTAAGAAGTGCCTAATAATTAAGCATATTGATTAAAAATTAAGCAACTAGTCTCCTTAGTAAAATCAAGGACTTAGATAAAAGGGACAGACTCAATAAGCTAACTAAGAAAAGGTGACAGAGTCGATACTGCGGAATACGTGCTAGTTTACTGGGTAGACCCGCATCACATTGTAGACACAGAAGCTACTTAGTGTACAGAATGTGCTACACAGTGAACATCATAGTAAAATATTACTTGACAAATTCTCATAAGTATGGTATAATAGTTGTACTAAGGAGAAAAAACGCTATGTTAGCTCCTAAGTAATAACAATATAAAAAACAAACAATATAAAAACTACTTAGTTAACTTAGAAGTAAACTTAGAAGAGTAGTAATTTTTAAATGTTAGTCTCTACTTACGTAGGAAAAGGCTTAGAGTGGACTTAGAAGAAAAAGAAGACAATCAGGTTGTTGTGTCTATACCTCGTAGGGGTCGTCCACCTAAGGCTGTCGTAGAAGCTAAGCGTAAAAGAGGCAAGGTAGGTCGTCCCCAGGGTGACACAGGAAGGATCGCTGAATTCAAAGCTAGACTCCTGAGTACTACTGGAACTAAGGTCATAGACACTGTCTTAAGAAAAGCCTTGGACGATGAAGATAAAGATCAGGTAGCATGTCTAAAGATGTGCATGGACAGACTTCTACCTGTCTCACTCTTTGAAAAGGATGCTAAGGGTCAGCGGAATGCTGTAACCATTAACATTACTGGCTTGGGTGAGACTAAGGTGGAAGCTGTAGAGACCATCGACATGGAAGACGAAGAAGATGAAGAGGATTCAACAAATTGAACCTCAACTTCGAACTCCTGCCCTGGCAAAAGAAAGTATTTAGTAACGACACTAGGTTTAAGGTAATCGTAGCAGGTCGTCGCTGTGGAAAGAGTAGACTCTCAGCAGTAGCCCTCTTGGTAGAGGGACTGAGATGTCCAGCAGGTAGTGCGGTTATGTACGTAGCTCCTACGCAAGGACAAGCCAGACAGATTATCTGGGACTTGCTAATGGATCTTGGCAGAGAAGTGATAACTAACTCCCATGTAAATAACATGGACATCACTTTGATTAATGGTGCTAAGATCTATGTCAGAGGAGCTGATAGACCAGATACCTTGCGTGGAGTCAGCTTAACATTTCTCGTGCTAGACGAGGTAGCTGACATTAAACCAGATACTTGGGAGAAGGTCTTACGTGCTGCGTTATCAGACAAAAAGGGTAAAGCACTCTTTATTGGGACTCCGAAGGGACGCAACTGGTTCTACGATATGTATAACCTGGGGTCGTCTGAAGAAGATGAGGAGTGGAAGAGCTGGCACTTTACAACGAAAGATAACCCGCTCATTGATCCGAAAGAGATTGAAGGAGCTAAAAAGACTTTATCGTCATTTAGTTTTAAACAGGAATACGAAGCCTCCTTCGATAACGCAGGAACAGACTTATTCAAAGAACAATGGATAAGGTATGGAGAAGAGCCTAGTGATGGTGTTTATTACATTGCAATAGACTTAGCAGGGTTTACTAATACAAACTACTCCTCCGCAAGAGCAAAGAAATTAGATGAATCAGCTATCGCAGTAGTAAAAGTAACTGAAGATGGTGAATGGTTTATAAAGAAGATTGAGCATGGACGTTGGGATGTTAAGGATGCAGCAGCTAGGATTCTTAAGAACATCAGAGACTTTCAACCAGTAGGTGTAGGAATTGAAAGAGGAACAGTACGTAACGCTGTACTGCCCTACCTCAGTGATCTAATGAGATCAAACAACGTCTACGCAACGATACAAGATTTAACGCATGGTGGTAAACAAAAGACTGAGAGGATTGTCTGGGCATTACAAGGACGGTTCGAGCATGGTAAGGTAACACTGAATGAAGAAGAGGATTGGACACAGTTTGTGGATCAGCTTCTAATGTTTCCTACTGCACAGGTGCATGACGACTTAGTGGACGCTTTAGCTTATGTCGACCAGTTAGCTGTAACGTCATACTTTACAGATGACGAAGAAGAAGACTATGAACCAACCGATTTCATTGCTGGCTATTAAGGAAAGATATGTACGATAAAGAATATGAGAATGAATATGTTCCTTTGAACTTTGAGGAACTTAGTAAGAACCCAGCAGTATGGGAAGTAATCAAAGAAGAGATGAACTACCTAAGCGGTGACTGCTTGATGAAGATTATCACTGCTGCGAAAGAAGAAGGACTTAAAGACGATAAGATCTTTATGCCAGCAGTAAAAGTTGTTGAGGTTGAGTTTGAAGATTTATTCAAATCATCGATTGATGACACCACTGAGGAAGACTAAGAATGGCTGAGTTCAAAGAAGATACAGTTACTGAAGCTGATCGTGAATTAGTTTCGTTTATTGTTGATCATACTACTCGATGGAGAGACCATCGTGATGTAAACTATTTAGATAAGTGGGAAGAGTATGAAAGACTTTGGAGAGGAATCTGGGATGGGGCTGACAAGACTCGTGAATCCGAGAGATCTCGTCTTATTACTCCCGCCCTCCAGCAAGCTATCGAAGGTAAGCAAGCTGAGATTTCAGAAGCTGTGTTTGGTCGTGGTGAGTTCTTTGACATTGTTGATGATCGCCTTGATCCTGACCAACAAGATATTGCTATAGTACGTCAGCAGATGCATGAGGACTTTAAGTTCTCTAGAATTAAAAAAGCAATTGATGATGTTATTCTCTTAGGAGAACTATACGGCACAGGTATCGGAGAGATTATTGTAGAAGAAAAGACAGTAATGTCTCCAGCTACACAGCCTATCCCTGGCAGTGCAATGGCTGCTATCGGTGTAAAAGAACAGAAGAAGTTCATGGTAGGTCTAAACCCTATTAACCCACGTAACTTTCTAGTTGATCCTAACGCTCGTGATGTAGAGTCTGCCTTAGGTGTTGCTATCGAAGAATACATGCCCTACTTCAAGATTGTACAAGGCATGGTCGATGGTACGTATCGTAAGGTAGGAATCACTCCTAGCTATAACGACATGGACTTAGAGCCTGTCCAAGAGATGTCTCCTAAGCAGGACGACAAGGTAAGAGTTATTCGTTACTATGGTCTTGTTCCTAAGAGTTACTTAGAAGAATTAAAGAAGCAAGATGGAGAAGAAGTAGTTGAACTCTTCCCTGAAGGCTCAATGGCTGAAGACTACCAAGACATGGTAGAAGCTATCGTCGTAGTTGCTGATGATCAGTGGCTCTTAAAAGCTGAAGAGAATCCTTATATGATGAAGGATCGTCCTATTGTCTCCTATCAAGCTGACTCGATGCCTGGTCGTTTCTGGGGTCGTGGCACTGCTGAGAAGGGCTACAATATGCAGAAAGCTATCGACGCACAGATTCGTGCTCACCTCGATAGTCTTGCTTTGACCACTGCTCCGATGATGGCAATGGATGCTACACGTCTACCTCGTGGTGCTAAGTATGATGTACGTCCAGGAAAGAACCTCTTAGTCAACGGTAATCCTAACGAGATCATGATGCCATTCAAGTTTGGCAACACAGATCCTCTAAACATGGGTACTGCTCAGACTTTCCAATCAATGCTCCTCCAAGCTACAGGAACAATGGATGCTGCTGCTATGCCTAGCCAAGTAGCTGCTGGGGAAGCCTCAGGTGCTGGCTTATCTATGGCTCTCTCAGGCTTGATGAAGAAGAATAAGCGTACTCTGAT